GCCCTTGTTCGGCACCATCGCAATATCGTTGAGCAACGTGAATCTGTTTGCGGCTGACGATGAGGCGCTTTCATTGACAAGGGTAATGGTATATGATCCAACATTTTTCAGTATGATGATCCTTCCATCTGCGCCGCCGGTGAGGCCGGTTAAATTATACGCGGCAGAAGCGGAAGCCCTGATAACGGTAGCGCCGGAAAGTCCGGTCGGAGCCCAGTTGTCCGTATTGCCAGAAAGCGCCGTAGGCGTGATAATACCCGTAAAGCCAAACGCGACGCTGGATTGCTTTACCGTGGGAGAAGGATACGTGCCGGAGAGGTCACCGCTTGCGGACCCGCCCGGAGAGGCGGCAGGGAGATCGGCAATGGTAATTCTTTTCTTCGCGTTTCCTGCCGCTGAATCCTCGATGAGAAGGAAATCTCCTGTCACCGCCGGACTCTTCGGAGTCAGAGAGGCAATCTCATTTGCGGTTGCCTGATTGAACTGTCCGCTCGCGGCGTGCCTTTTTGTCACGGCATCAGCTACGTCTGTATCGGTATTTGTCGCGTTTACAAGTTTCGTTCCGTCATTTTTGACAAGATAGGTATTTGTCAAACTTCCAATGGTATGTAATGCCCCATCTATTGCATGAGCGGTCGGTGTCCGGCTATCTGATAACCGGCTATCATTCCCGGCACACGCCTGCGTAGCGCCTGTCCCCAGCGTCCGCATTGACGGCGTCGCGGCCGTGCCGTCTTTGTTTGCGGCTGCGACTTTGGCGTCCGTTACTGCAAGCGCGGCAATCGTCGGATTCGGATAGGTGCCTGTCAGATCTCCACCAGCAGTCCCGGAAACGACACCTGTAGACTTTATTCCGCCGCTTGAATCAATAACCTTCCACCCATCATGGTCTTGATACTGTAAAGTATCACCCACCTGCAGTGTTGCCTTGACAATTGGCCTTGCTGTTGAGCCATTATACAACTGCATAGTCACGGTTGCAGCTACTGTGTCCTTGTTGTAAATTGACAATGATTTTATCTGCCGTTCAGTCGCCGCCGCTGGAGAGGACACTACCGTGACAACATTTGTTCCATCACTCAATCCATCTGACTCTCCAGGAACGAATGTAGTCAATGTATGGTCTGACCAGAAAGCCACGAACGGCAATTGATTTGTAGTGACCGCGCCGGAAAGCACTAATTGCAGCGTTTTGCTAATGGTGTCAAGCAACATATTTTTTCTCCTATCCCAAAAATATACGTGACATAACTTGTGGATGTGATAATCCGCCTACGGTCAATGTGTCAATAGTTATTGAGCCCGTTTCCGTGATTGTGTCAATAGTAATCGTCAAGCCAGCGCCTATCTCCAGCGGCCAGTATTCACGTCCGCCGGTTTCCGGGCTTTTCACCAGCAACGTCCCCTCCGCCGCGATTGCATGGCAGATCGTCCGTTCCGCAACTTCCTGAATTAATGCCGATTGATTTTGAGTTATCATATTAATTCCATAAATCTATTGAAAGCAGACCCAAACTGTTATGCTCGACGGTCGCTTTCCATCTATTTAATAATCCTATCCAATTATTTCCTTCACCGTCTGCCAGATTTAGATAATCTGTAACGCGAGCCAGTACTCCTTCAGGCAGACCTTGACCTGGGGTAAATGCTACATTAGTTGAATCAAGTATCGGTATCAGCGTTACATTTGAAAGACTGCTATACGCTGGAAAAAGCAATGTCGTTTTTGTCTGCGTGCCTTGATATGCCGGAAGTAGTCCAAGTGACGACATTACTGAGATTGAATTTAGATCGAATAGGTCATAATATCGTTGCTGGAGATCAATGTTGATTGTCAAGTCGTTGTTTTCCCCAACCGATTTTTGGATCGCGGTGAATAAACCGCTGATTGAATATTCCGTTGAGTTCAACTCGACTGTATCTCCGGGATTCACCATTGCCAAAATATGACTGCTTGCGCAGGAAATGGTTATTCGTGGCCTACTCTCTCGCTGCATGATTTCATTTAAACGAACGCTGGCAACGTCTTGGTCGATGAAATAGGTGAGGTCGATTTTCTTCTTTTTCGTGATCCCACCGGCAAGCTCAATAGCTGCTTCATTTTTGACATAGATTGATCGCTTCGCATAGTTGAGAAGCGGTTCAATATACTCGCCTTCAAAATCATTGTATAATTCTTCCCAGCTTTGTAATTTGATTGAGCATTCCTTCAGGTCGTCATCAGTTAAAGACGCGACTTTTGGATCATTGTTGTATAAGTTTTTGCAAACGATTCGAGATTGTGCTATTTCGCCTATTTGAATATCTTGAACAGTACAGAAAATATCTGTCGTATCACGGATTTTATCAAATACATCTTTCGCCGTGGTAAGCTGGTTGAGAATAAAATTGACGCCATAAAGTCGCTTTGAAGCCTGAGCTTGACTATCCACAAAACTTTGAGCAACTAAACTGAAACTTGTAAAATCTCTATCACCTGTACCAATTCCCCATTGACTGTTGAGTAAAATATCATAAAGAACCATTGCCGGATTAGCTCCAAGAAATTTACCAGTGTCTATATTAGAAACTGGGTAAGATGGAAACGACGAGATCGTATTTTGTACTACAAATTTCATATCCGGCGTTTTATTATCGGAGTTGAGAACGACTCGTTGTTCTGGATTCTGGTTTCTTGCACCGGCGGCTTGACTAAAAAAGATATGTGCAATACCTTTAAGTTTATTAACAAATTCAAAAGGTTGATAATTTGAAGATGCAATACTGTTTGCTTTTGTATATCCTGATGCAAGATAAAAACTCCACGTACCGTCATGCCCAGTAACCGAAGATTCTATAAGATTGGTTGACGCGCTTGACGTATAAAGTGCCTTTCTATCGTAGATTATTTTACTACGGCCGCCCCCAGGTACTCCGTAAACACTTGTCCATATTGCACCGAAGTCATTTGAAGATAATATTCTATAAGGCGTCACGGCAAATAATTTTGAGTCAACTCCTTCACAAATAGCATTTATATTATCCCCAGGAATCGATGTACGAACCCAATGTGACCACGTTTTTCCATTATCGTCTGAATACGTAAATTGTCCACCGACTGCTCCGGCAATATATCTGTTTTTTGTTTTTGAAAAACATAATGAAAGAAGTGCGGCTGACGGTGAAGGCAGTGACGTTGCATTGTTCCAAGTTATTCCGTCAATAGAATAATAAGCTACTGGATCAATTCCTAATGAATACCCGACAGCAACATAATATTGAGCACCATAAACTACTTTCGTAATAAAGAATGAAGGGTCAAGAGCTTTACATACTATCCAAAAATTTCCATCAGGAGATGCTAAAATAAAATGATCTGTCGTTATAACATATTTGTCTGCTCCATAGCATACTGATATAATATTTTCTGATGAATACCCTGTCAGACTTTTATCCGTCCAGTCAACGCCGTTCGGTGAAATAAATATCTGTCCGGAATTACCCACTGCCATGAACTGATTATTTGCAAAGACGACATCATTAAATTTTGCCGTTCCTATAAAAATCGGCGTCCAGATTTTTTTATCGGCCGACCAATATATATAGCCAGAGTCTCCGACAATCACGGAATTTGCGACTGCTGATATATCCGGCACGAAAGGATCAGATCCACGATTTATCTGCGTCGAATCGTAGTCAACGCCGTCAATGAGTTGTTTATCATTCGCTAAAACTTTTAGTAAACTATCGAATCCCATACAAATAGAATACCACGCTTCGGCAATATATGCTTTTACGGCATTGCCATAGCGTATAATTTTACTTCCATTAGTCGTACTGTCAATATTTCCCATCCACAAAATATTTCCACCGACCTTAACTTCTCCGAATACCACAGGTACGACCGATCCTTCAATAGTGCCAGTATCGGCAGCGGTTTGCTTTGGTAAACTGATGAGAGGTAAGTTTTCCATAGTTACACCACGTTTGCTATCGGGACAACCAGAGGATCTTTCGTCGGGATATATGGCATACCGACAAAGTTTATAAGATTAGAAAATCGATCACGGCAGGTCTGCGGAGTTTTATCACACCCAGCATAAACTTCGTCAAGCGTTCCGATAGGAGGAGCCAGTCCGGCTATCGGAAAAGCAATATTGATTGTATCTCCGACATGCTTTGTAATTGTTCTTTTTACTCCGCTGACAACAGCTATACCATTTGTAAAGTAACCATCTGGATGTCCTGACCCTGTAAAAGCGCTGCTGACAAGAATCTTTCTTGTCGAATCAACTGTCACTCCGACCGACGAGATACTAAATAATTCTTTATTAATCGTACATATATCATCTCCGAGACGATTATTGCATAATGACTGTAGACGCACTCGACATATTTCACGGTCGAGGATATAGAGTAAATCTTTAAAGACTATCGAGCATAGTCCATTTTCTTGCGAAATCCCACCAAGTGCAGAACCGGAAAAAATATTCTTTACCAGATCCGCATTGATAAAATACCGTTTTATCACCACAGAAAGATTTTGAAGAGCTTCGACGTTACTAATTCCACCGATCAATTCTTCATAGGAACTCGGAATCATCACTGTACATCCCGCTGGGGAGTGGTCTGTTGTTTGCTGAAAACCGCTCCGCCGTAATCCGGCAACAGCAGTATATAACTGTCCGCCGACAGTATAATCTTTATAATATGAAGTCAAATAGAGAACGTCTCCTACGGACGTGATCTCATATAACTCAAGACTATCATCCTGCTGAATTGCTATTTCTTCTTCAGTAATTGTCATTCGGAAATATACTCCTGCCCGAGTTCCTGAAAAGTCAGTTCAATCTCGCTCAAGTCAGTCGTAATATGTTGTACTTCAATTTCATCCTGATCAAACCGGCATAAAATTAATTTTCCCATTATGTCAATATCGGTTTGTGCTATATTTCTATCCCAAGCGGAAAAAACAGTATAAGCTGTTACTATCTGCCGAGTAATTAAATCACCGTTTTTGAGCAGTATAAAAACGCGCTCAATTCCGCGAACAATATCAACAAAACTTGCTTCATTTATTTTGAAGTCTTTAGAACCGCTCACGATACTTTCGTAAAGAGTAAAATAATTCCACCGTACCGGAAGCCAAAAGCGACTACACATTGCTTTTTGCGTTTCAAAAAATTTGAGAATGTTGAACAGTTCCGCTTTTGAAATTGTTGAAAAACCCATCGTAACTTTCCAGCCGATATTCGTAGTCAGTTTTCTATACCGCATTGTCGCCCTGTCATATTGCATCATCTCACGGCCAGACTGCGGTAGTTCAACACTCGGCCGCGTGCTCCAGCACGGTTTTATTGTGAAAACAGTTGACGGCAATAATCCTCCAGCGGTGAGATCGAGAAGCGAATCGCTCATAAGGTCTCCTCTACAAACTCATCGAATGTAAGATTATATGTGTCAAGTTTTGCCGACTCACTTGTCTTTTTTATTGACGATAGAGTCGCTGGCAACGCTGGGTAGATAGTCGTTACGTCGGAAATGTAGGACATGGAAATAGGATCGACCGGAATTGTGCCGTCGTCAATAGTGCCTGAAACCGTCTGAATTTGCGTTTCACCGTAAATGCTCCCCGGAGTGTTGACAATAACATTTTCAGGAGATAAGCGACGAAGATTATAGAAGTTCTCCGTATCTTCGGTATCAATGACTGAAAGATTATCTCCAGTTGATTTACATAGCACACGCTCATTGAACAACGGCACGTACATAATTTTCTGCAAGCAAGCAATAATGTAATTGAATATCTCCATTGAACTTGAGTCAAGAAGCATGTCAAAAGAAATTGAGCGTAGCGGGATATCGCGCATTGCTTTTCGCTGCTCCTTGTACCGCTGGGAAGAAATAAGCGACGTGAGGTAGGAATATTTTACGGATATTCCACTTTCCCAGTTCGGGATTTGATTGAATATTTGATACGGTTGTATTGTCATGTTACCGCCAGTATCTTTTTATACTTGAAGCTATTTTCCGAAACGTGATTTATCATTGCCCGCTTGCCGTCTTCGCTGGAGAGGAATTGTTTGAAAGCAGTCATGTCAAAGAAATTCACGATTGTTGCCTGATTTGAACTTCCCTTTCCAGCATTGACAAACCCTCCTGCCTGCGCATGGGACGGCGCGGCTACCGTGCTTATTGACGTGTAGGATGATAATACCGACGGCGGTATAATGCCGCGATTGATCGCGTCCATTGCGCGGACGCCATAGCGGTCAACGGCGTAGCGTGAATGAACATATTCTCCGCCTTCAGCGTTTATCAAAGCACCTCCGAGGGCATGACTTGCTCCGGCTATCAACCCGCCACTTTCAAATTTAATTGCATTTACACCGGCCTTTGCCGCCGCAAATAATGCCTCTATTCCGGCAAGTTCGGCAACGGCTTTAAGCATACCGATACCCCAGCCGAGCTTAAAAATATCGTCAAGGGTCAACTTCAATTTTACCGTTATAAGATACGCTTTCAGAAAATCTAATATACTATTCAGAATTGCTTTGAACATCGTTCCCATTGCATCTTTAACACCCGCAATGGAGTTGACAAGTCCAGTCCCCAAAGCCTCGCCGAGTGACGTCCCCAGTTGCATGTATAAATTCAAAGTATTTTTTTGGTCTTGTATTTCAATGTCGGCCAGTTCCTTTAATTTCTTACGTTCGGTTTCCTTTATTTTTGCAATCTGATCGGCCTCTTTTTTTGCCTGATCTTCTTTACTTGTCCCGATAATTTTTTCTTTACGTAACCCGTCTATTTCCATGTCATATTTCTTTGCTATATAATCCTTTCGGGACATTCCTCCACTCGCGTATAACAATTCAAGATCATCAAGCGCTTTGGCCTGCGTATTTTTAAGTGCGTCATTGCCATCTTTTTCCGTCTTTAAGTCGTATTCATAAAGTTCTTTTTTGTGCTGAATCTCCAGGTTTTTCAGGTCAATACTGCGCTGTTTTTCTTTTTCCTCGACGACCTTTTTGTCCGCGTCGGTAAACTTGCGCTGTTCTATTTCCTTTTTTTGGATTTCGTATTTTTGGTTTATGAAATCCTTTTCGGATATAAGTAGGGTCTTTTCATTAAATTCCGCTTGAGCAACTTCGAGTTCACCTTGTTTTTTCAGCGTGTC